GATGGCACTCGACAGTGCGGGATCCAATCCCGAGTTCGAAAGCAATCTCCTTGTTCGTGCGGCCAAGCGTGATGAGGTCGCAAATGGTCTGCTGCCTGGCTGTCAGCGGCCTGCCCGTCACTGCCCCGTGCATTCCATTTCTCCATCAAGCCGCTTGCGGTTCTTCCCACTGGGCGAACGGAACCCAGATGCCGTTACGCCCATCCGAGGACTGCCCGAAATGCCACCACTTTGGCTCCTGGTTTTCCGCCCAGCGGACAAGGCCTGCGTATCGCTTGTGCCCTTCGGGAACGAATATCTTCACGCACTGACCCGATGCTCCAGAACCCGGGACAGAACTTCGCTTGGCGGGCCGCGATGTTCGCAGCTTCCGCAAATACTCTTGGTGCTCCTCGCAGGCTTCGATCACTTCGCTGATCGTCGGCGGCCACTTCATACGGCGCTGGATGCCCGTGCGCGGATCGGTGACGTGGGTTATTACCTCGTCCGGAAATCCCTCGAGTACGGCACCGAGAGAGACCATAAAGCCCTCAGGATCAGCATACTGGTCAGTTCGATATGCGGAGAACAGGGCTTTCTGACAGCGCAAGATCAGCCCTTTCCTCTGCCTCAACTGCTGCGAGCTCGCGGTTGATTCTTGCGATAAGGCTGCCACCGGATTGATTTTGAGATGTTCCATGGGTCACCGTGAGAGTTTCAGCTTGGCGGATTTGGACGATCGGCAGCGGGGCCTGGCGCTTGGCGAAGGCCGTTGCGAAGACCTTTTCGTGGTAGGAAAGCGGCTTATCGGGGCCAATCCGGCGCGCTTCAGTTTCGATCAGGTCCACCGTCCAACCGGCAGCCTCCCAATCGATCGCGCGCCAATCGACGCCCGCAAACTCGGGAGGGATCGAAAGCGGATTGGCGAAGCCGAGAGCTTTCCAGAACGCGGAGGCCAATGCCTTCGACCCGTCTGTGAATTTGCTCGCGCGCGCGCTTCCTATCCTATCTTCTGTATCTGTCTCTGTATCTGGGGGCGTTTCTGAAACGGTCGATGAAACGTTTCCTTTGCGTTTCCTGAAACGTTTCACTCGCTCTGATGAAACGTCCGATTTGTACTGGCGACCATTCCAATTGTGCGGCGTGAAGCCCGTTTCAGTTTTGTCGAGAAGCCCGGCAGCATGAAGCTGCGCCAAGACCTGAGCGGCCTTGGTCGGAGCAATGCGGAGAACGAAGGCAACATCCTTCAACGCTGGCAAGGCACCGTCATGCGCGGAAGCAATGCACATAACGTTGAACCACGCCCGGAAAAGCGAATCCGAGATGAGCTGAAGCTTCGGATCGTTGACAGCTTCGTTATATGCGCGCCACCAGTGGTTCACAGCATCCCCAAGGCGTGCATATAGGTCTCCAGGATGGTCTCCTGCTCTTGGCGCTCGTTGGCATCCTGCTTGCGCATGCGAACGATGGTGCGCAGCGCCTTCACGTCCCAGCCGTTGCCTTTGGCTTCCTTGTAGATGTCCCCGATGTCGTCGGAGATCACCTTCTTTTCTTCTTCCATGCGCTCGATGCGCTCAATAATGGACTTGAGCTGCTCCTTGGAAAATCTCGCTGCGGGTTCATCTGCCAGGCTGTTATGCCCGATGCTCGGCTCGCTCATTTGCGCCCTCGGTATGTGATGCTGCTGGAACGCGGTTGGGCTCAACTGGAGCTGAATTGCTGCGCCACTCGACGATCGAATGGTCCTTGTTGTCGAAATCTGGCATGACGTACATCCAGCCGACATCCCACCAAGCAGACATGCCGGCAGTCGGGATGCTCTTTCGGATCGCGATCATGCGCGAAGCTGCCGCTTAAGCAGCGTGACAACCTCAAGTACCTTCACGCGATGACGAAGGCGATCCCGAGACTTGGGCGTCGAGTGCTTGAGAGCTTCCCTGCGGGCTTTCAGAAGGGCACGAAGGCGAGGCTTCATCAGATCACCTTTGGAAGTGTAATGCTGGCGCGGAAGAGATGATTGTTGCTCCAGGATCTAGTTTCAGCGTCGTACCCGAACCCGTGCTCGCTCTTTTTGCCACGCGCGAGCGGAATGAGATCGGTGAGGATCGCTTGTCGGTGCGTGAATGTTTCAATCCCGAGCTGCCTGTGCAGTGGCGCTCGAAAGCTGTCATCCACATTTCCAAAGCTGATCCCGTTTATGATCTTCGGTATGCCTTTCATCTCGCGTCGTTTAGTCATGATGCACCATTCCGATTTTCTGACAATCCGTGGATTCGCACAGACGGAATTCTCAACCGTTCTCGGAGGAGCAGAAGGCGGTTGTAGATCTCGTGTTCCGGCACGCCGAGGGCTTTCGCGATCTCCAGCGAATCCATTCCGCGGCGCCACAATGGAATGATCATGCATTCCTGTTGCGGGCTAACGAAGTGTGCCGTCCGGCGCCGCGCCCTCATCTATTCATCCTCGCCCACCACAGCCTGGCCTTGACGACCAGCTTGTTCCAGATTGCTTTCAATAACCTCATGCGCATTTCCCATCAGAAGGCGAAGGCGCGCCTCATCGAGTTCGTTTTCGCGTTCGACGCGGCTACACAATGCCTCGTATTGCGCCCTGATATTTTCATAAATTGTCGCGCGAGGTTCTTTCGCCTCGTATCCTTTGATCAGCTTACGGAGCCAGCCAGGAGACGCACCAACCGCTTTTGCTACCGCCTCATAGGCCGCCATTCGCGATCCGGTTTTCCGCTCGGCGCGATCGACGAGGATATGAGCGCGCTCACGCGTCATGTTGGTGATTGCAGCCGAGGTGATCACTTTCGATCTCCGGACATTTTTTGTACTCACTTGGACAATCCCATGCTGTCTGTTGAACGGCATGGATACGCATCACAACGACAATTCGACCTGGAGCGCGCTTGGCTTGGCGGCGGCGCGCGTCGTTGGTAGGCTAACAGAAGAACCAGTAGGCAAAGGCGAACGCGATCCCGAAGCCGGTCACGGCGACGAGCAGGATCGCGAAGAGCACCTTCAGGAAATCAATGGTCGCCTGAGCGACAGCAACCGTAGGGCTTACCTCCGCGAGGGCATCGATCGGATTCGAAGATTTGAAGATAGAGCCCGCGGGAAGCGGAGCTAGTAGATCGGCGTCCATGTATTGCTTGGCGCCGGGACGTGCCGCGATCCGCTCATTGCCCCCGAGGGATCGCGGCACGGTCTGAATTTCTGCAGCAGCCGGCGCCTGGGGTGACCGGGGCTGGCGGTGCTCGCCGGCCGCTGCTCTCGCACCGTGAAACCCCGAAGGCGGCGCGAAATGGATTCCGAATTGACGGCTCATGCGGCCCTCCAAGCATTGACAAAAGCTCGGCAAGAACGGCGAAATCGGGCTTTCAACCCAGAGGGGAATGGGCGATGAGTGACGAGAGCAGCAGCGTTAAGACCAAATCCGTTGAGGCTGCCATACGCGGCCGAAGAGCGGTTAATCTGGGCGGAGTCATTATAGAGGTCGTTGACCCCAGAAATGTTCTGCCGGTATTCGCTGACGTTATTGTAGAAGCTCGCAGCTATGCCGGAGTTGTTCAACTGTCCTTGGCTAATACCGTTAAGGACGGAGACGCCGCCGCTGAGGCTGTTGTAACAACTCGCGTGAGATTGAGCCTGTCCACCACGTTGGACCTTCGCAACATGCTCACGCTGATTCTGGAAGCCGAAATGCCGGGAAAGGAAAAGGCGAATTGACTTCATGACGCGCTCCGATTGCTTACAATTTGAGGTGTCAAGGTTCCCTGAGGGAACACCGGCGTTGTCCGGAGACTGCGAAAGTCCACTTGTGAACTCTCAATTTCTGAGCGAGCATCGGTCCCGGAATAAAAAGAAAAGAAATTGCTTTGGGGGCCAGCATGCGAGACGAAACGCTCGTAGAACCATTCCCTGTCCAAGAGATCTTTGTGGATGGGTTTTCCGATCACATCATTACGAACGGCGTTCTGACGTGTGCTGGATATCGAATTCAGCCGGCCTCGCGTCTGAATGGCGATCCGCAGAAGATTGTTGTCATTCGACTGGTGATGCCGGCGGCAAATCTCGACGAAGCGATCGAGGATGCGCGTCAGGCTCAAAGCCAGCCCATCTTCGCGCAACGCGGCGAGCGCACCAAGCGTCATTGAGACGTCCCCGCTTCGATCAACTCACCAACGGAGATTCCCGTGTGATCTGAAATGCGCTTTGCGTCCTTGGGACGCGGAGTCCGCCGACAATTTTCCCAGCGCCACACCGTCAAGGGCGCCACGCTCAGCTCGCCCGCCAGAGCTTCCTGAGTGAGGTTCCTAGAGGCGCGATACTTCGCGAGAGGATGGTCATTTTCAGCCATACCGCTGCTTCTAAACCAAAATGGTAGGCTCTACAAGCCTATTATGTTACCGTTTTGGTTATGGGAGCTATCCACATTGGTAGGTATGCTCCCGAAATGCCCCCTCGAATTGGTCCAAGAAAGCCCGTCAAGCTGTTCCTCGCCGAGTGGCGAGAAAGCCGACATCTGACCCAGCAACAGCTGGCAGACCGGCTTGAGACGACAGACGTAACCGTTTCGCGATGGGAAACCGGGAAGCGCCGCCCCGATGATGACGCTAAATCAGCGATCGCTTGGGTGTTGGGGATCGAGGTGGTTGATCTCTATAGGCACCCTGATCAACCGAGCGCCGACGCCCTCCTGAGGGATCAGCCAGGCGACGTTCAGGATCAAGGTTTCCGGGTCATTGAGGCGCTGGTAGCAGCCCGCCGAGTGTCCTAGATCACATCTGGTTGCAGGTAGCGATCGTTCCAGTGCGCATGCAGGTCACCGTCGAAGGTGCGGGCGCAACATAGGCCGGCGCCGCAGGTGCCTGCACAATCGTCGGCGGGGGCGTTGCCGCGGCAGTGCGCCGGCTCCCCTCGAGCTGAGCGCGGCAACTCACATAGGCATCAGATCCAGGCTTTGCGCCATACGATTGGCAGGTCTTGTCGTCAAAGAAGAGTTCCCGTGCAACGGGGCTCACCGCCAAGAGAGTTGCGCGGTTTTTGTCCATTCCCTGACTTACAAAGTAATTGTAGCTGACCTGCTGCTCGGAGGTGAGACCGTCCGAGTTTCGGGCCGTCATGCATCCGGTCAAGAGTGACGCGGCGCAACAAAGCATCAATAGATTCCGGTTCATTGGACGATTTCCGGCCGCGAGCGGCTGCAATGCTGCTCAACCTACAGGATAATCTCCCCATTTTCCAGCTCGCGACTCAACTAAGCCATTGCGGCTATTTCGGATTTTCTTTTCCTACCATTTTGGCTAATTTTTTTGACCAAGCCTATTGCTTTCTCCTACCGTTTTGGTAGGATGCTCCCATCGGATTTCGGGAGCACGACATGGCCGCAACCAACCATTCTTATTTCGTCGTCATGCAGGACTTCGGCCGGCTCGGCCTTGAGGCCACGGTCACCCCGGAGACCACCCGCCGCAACGTGGTCGATCGGATCAAATCCGGCGAATACCAGCTCATCCGGTTCATCCATCACATTGACGGTCTTTCGGTCGAGGATGTGACCGCCGAGCTGATCGACCTCGCTGAAGCTGAACTGAAGGACGAGTATCGCGCCTCCCGCGCCGACCGTATCGCCAACACGCAGGATCACCAGCGCAAGCTGCAGGCGGAGGCGGTGTGATGCGTCGCCTCCCCTTGTCGCCGATTGAGCGCGAACAGGCCCTCGCCCGCTACTACGAGGCCGAGCGCCGCGCCGGTACGTTCTCGCTCGAAGCCAACGAGCGAATGCACTTCTTCGCCAAGCGTCTCGACAGCGCCTTTGAGCGCGATCTCGAAATCATTCGTCAAGTCATTGGGAGGAAGTAATGAGTTTGCCCGCTGAAAACCTTCGCGAGATTTCTGGACCGGTTTCCTACCCGCCGGCCCTTTCCGAGACGGCCGCAGTCCTCAGCATGATTGAGCGCGCGGCGCGTGATCCGGCCGTCGATATCGACAAGCTGGAACGGTTGATGAAGCTGCAGGAGGACCGGGATGCCGCGCGGGCTCGCGTGGCTTTCGATGCGGCAATGGCTGAAATGCAGCCGCAGCTGCCGACGATCGATCGCAAGGGCAAGATCGAGGTCCGCAAGAAAGATGGAAATGGTGACCGCACCGGCGCCATCCAGCAGTCCACGCCCTACGCATTGTGGGAGGACATCAACGAGGCTATCCGACCGATCCTCGCGGCCCATGGCTTCTCGCTGACATTCCGCGCTGGGCGCACTCCGGAAGGCTTGGTCACTGTCACTGGCATCCTTGCTCACCGCGATGGGCATCGTGAGGAGGATACCTTCACCCTGCAGCACGATAGCACCGGCAGCAAGAATGCTGTTCAGGCTGTCGGCTCGTCAAACAGCTATGGCAAGCGCTACACCGCCATCAATCTGCTCAACATCACCACCCGCGGGCAGGATGACGATGGAAAGGCTGCGGGCGCCCCTGAAACCATCACACAGGATCAGGCCGACGATCTGCAAGCAATGATCGAGAGCGTCAACGCGAACAAAGACAAGTTCCTTAAGTTCTTTGAGCTTGATCAGGTCAGTCAGCTTCCGGCCAAGCGCTATCAGGAAGCAGTCAACATGCTCAACGCTAAGGCGCGGGGGTGAGCATGGCACCGCGCATCATCACCTGCGAACAAGGTTCGCCCGAGTGGTTTCAGGCCCGTATGGGTCTGCCGACCGCCAGTGAATTCTCGACCATCATGGCGAAAGGCAAGGACGGCGGGAAGTCCGTCACGCGCCGCACCTACATGCTCAAGCTGGCCGGCGAGTTGCTGACCGGCGAGCCGATGGAGGCTTACACCAACCAGCACATGGAGCGCGGCAAGGAACAGGAAGCCGAGGCGCGCTCAGCCTATGAGCTGATGCGGGATGTGGACACCGATCTCGTCGGCTTCATCGTCAATGGCGACAAGGGATGTAGCCCGGATTCCCTGATCGGTTCCGAAGGCGGCCTCGAGATCAAGACGGCGCTCCCGCATATTCAGGTTGATCGCCTCCTAAAGGGCGAACTGCCGAGCGAGCACCGCGCCCAGGTGCAAGGCAACATGTGGGTGACCGAGCGGCAATGGTGGGATTTCGTTTCCTACTGCCCTCGCCTCCCGCTGCTGATCGTTCGCGTGCCCCGTGATGATGGCTACATCGCTACACTGGCTGGCGCCGTTAAGGCATTCAACGACGAGCTGGCCGAAACCGTTAAGGCGATACGCCAGTACAACGGAAGCACGCTCCTGGCTGATCTCAAAGCATCAGCGGAGGCCGCATGACTGATACAGCCCCTCCTCTTGCCTTCGAGTGGACCGACGAAGGCATGATGAAGCCTTTGAACCCCCGTCGCGCCGATGCCTACTATGCGGTCGGAGAGCGCTACATCTTGGAGCCGGTTCACCAGCGCTCCGACGTGAGCCATCGCCACGAATTTGGCTGGCTGCGGGAGGCTTGGATGAGCCTGCCGGAAAGCTTGTCGGATCAGTATCCGACAACGGAGCATCTTCGCAAGCGCGCTCTGATCGATGCCGGGTACTACGATGAATCCATTACCGACGCCGGCACCAATGCCGCGGCGTTGCGCGTGGCATCGACATTCCGAGCGATTGACGATTTCTCACTTGTCATTGTTCGCGGACCACTCGTAGTTCGCAGGACGGCCAAGAGCCAATCGCGCCGCGCAATGAAAGCGAAGGAATTCCAGGAGAGCAAGACCGCCATCATGGAAGTGATCGCCGGCATGATCGGCGTGAGCGTCAGGGATATGACCCACGCGGAGGCAGCATGACCCGCGCAACCTCTGAATGGATCGGCAAGACCGACGACGCCAAGGTGCCCGACTATGTGCGGCTGCGCATCTTTAAAAATCACGGCGGCATCTGTCACATCTCAAAGCGCAAGATCACCGCTGCCGATACCTGGGATCTGGAGCATATCATCGCGCTGTGCAACGGCGGCGAGCATCGCGAAAGCAACATGGCGCCAGCACTGGCTGCGCCACACAAGACCAAGACGAAGGCAGACCTCGCGCAGAAGGCCAAGAACGATCGCATCAGCAAGCGTCATCTCGGCATCCGCAAGCGCAGCACGTTCTCATGCTCTCGCGATAGCGCATTCAAGAAGAAGATGGACGGGACCGTGGTTCGTCGCGACGCAAGTCCAGGACATTCTCGCTGAGTGGGTGGCCCCGTGGCCGATAATTCATACAGGAGATGAACTATGTTTCGTGTGGGGCAGAAGGTGGTGTGCATCGAGACGTGGAGTCTCAACGGCACCGGCTACGGCGACGAGATCGGGCCGATTGAAGGGAAGATATATACAATTCGCTCCATAGGCGTCGGATTTAATTCGCACTACCCGGACAGGCTGCAGGTACGTCTCGTTGAAATCAGCAATGAGAGCAGGCTCTACGGGGGAGACCGCGCCAAATATGAGCCTGCCTTTGGCGCATATCGCTTCCGCCCCGTCGTCGAGCGCAAAACCGACATCTCGATTTTCAAAGCGATGCTGACGCCGAAGCGCTCGAACGTGCGCATTCATAGCTGAAGAAATGCGCCATCTCACAAGGATACCAAGGACATGAACACGGTTTGCCTTTGTGGAAGCACTCAGTTCATCGAGAACTTTGAACGCGCCAATATCGAACTGACAAAACGCGGCCTGTCCGTCATCACGATCTCGATGGCAATGCCGAGGAATGTTCAGCAGACGGATGAGGAAGCCTCACTGAAGGAAATTCTCGACCTCGTCCATTTCAATAAGATGATGCGCGCAGACGCGATCTTTGTAGTTGGTCCCGGCTACATCGGGAAATCAACGGCCCGGGAGATCATCTGGGCTGAGATGCAGGGCCGGCCCGTGATCGCCGAAAAAGATTGCTCAACCTGGGATGAGGCTGCGCATCGCGTGCGCCACGGCGTGGTCGATACGTACATCTATCCAGCCGCCAAGGTCGCACTCATCAACGCAATCAAGAACGGTTGAGAGATTTCGAGAGTGTCAACCGGACGTAACAGGGATGGTCAACGCGCCGATTTTTTCGGTTTCCCGGCGCGGTTCGACGAATTGGCAGACGTAGGACTTTACCTGTTCTCTCGAAAACTTCCGTTCTTTCCCACAGCCGGAAAGCGCCAATGAGCGACCTATTTCTTGAGCGCGATGCCGTTCTATCCGACTGCGGGACGTATCGCTATTTGCTGCGCCGGACATGGGATCACAAGCTCCCGCGCAGCCTTTTCATCATGCTCAATCCGTCCACAGCGGATGCTGAGATTGACGACGCCACCATCCGATCCTGCATCCGGCTCTCCAAATGTCTTGGCTATGGTAGCTTCGAGGTCGTCAATCTTTTTGCTCTCCGGGCGACCGATCCGGCCGAATTGCAGAAGGCAGCAGAACCGATCGGGCCACGCAATGACATTGTGATCGAGGCCGCGCTTGGCCGATGCGATATGGCGATCTGCGCCTGGGGCGCTCATCACATGGCACAGCGGCGGGCCACTGAAGTCCGCAACATGCTGCGGTCGCGTCGGCCCGCAATCTTCTGCCTCGGCAAGACGAAGGCAGGGTTCCCGAAACATCCGCTCTACATCAAAAGCGGAACGCCGCTTGAGGTGTTCGCATGACCTCCCGTTCTTTCCTCCGCGAGGACCGCTGACATGGACTGTTCATGCGACTGGGAGCCCGCCCGCTTCTATCGGTCTGAGACCCGAAAGGCTCGGAAGATATATGCCTGCGAAGAATGCGCGGGGAAGATCTTGCCCGGAGATAGGTACGAATTCGTTTCAGGCTGCTGGGATTACGGCGTTTCCACCTTTCGAACCTGTGAGCGCTGCGTCGATCTCCGGACTTGGGTCAGAAACAACGTTCCGTGCCTTTGCTGGATGCATGGCAACGCCGACGAAAGTCTCAGAGAAGCGGTAGAGGATGCCTACTATCGCGCCCGTGATGAAGTGACGGGTCTTTGGTTTGGCCTACAGCGACGTTTCATCTTGCGTGATCGATTTAACCAGTCGCGCGCCAAGCAGGCGGAGGCAGCATGACCCTCCGCTCGTACCTCATCGCCATCCCCATTGTAGCGGCCCTCAGCGTCGGCATCTTCATCGGTGGCGGCTGGGCCTTTAGTGCGTCTCTCGAGCACGTCTTCGGACAGGACACCGAGCAATGAAGGACTATCGAGCCATGGACGCTCAGCAGATGTCGGCCCAACTGCTCGAGATGGCGGAGTTGGCGCCGACGCCGGATCTGCAGGAATGCTACCAGCGCGCTGCAGCTCTCCTGGATCATCCTGCCCAAGGAAAGAATACAGAACTCCAAGCTCTGGCGGCGTGGGAGCCAGGTCAGAGCCGACACGCGCCCGGCCGGAGCGCAGGAGATTCCGGCCAACCATCACCGAGTGTCCGCGAGTACATCGAGAACTACAGGTTTGAGTTTGACGGCGGAGGGTCTTACGCGCCCACCGAGCGCGACCGAGCCATGCTTGAGGATGCTCTTGAAGGCTATCTCGCCCTCCAGCCCGAGGCGCCCGCTCCGGGGCCGAATCTCTCCGACGCGATCGAAGACATCATCTGCGGCGGGAACTGCATGCACTCCGAGATTTGTGACGGCACGGAAACTACATGGTGCGGTCAGCGAACGGACGAATTGTTGAAGTTGTTCAACGCCCAGTTTTCCGGACGTTCAGGACAGACAGGTGCAGACAAGTTTGACTATGATTTGGTTCGCGAAGCGCTGGTTAATGCCAAATCAAGCCTGACCGCGTTCGGCGGCGATCCCCGCAAATACGTCGCTGATGACGGAAGCATTCAGGGCGATGAAATCCAGGCCGCTGTACTGGACGGCGTCGATGCAGCGCTGCGCGAGCTGGACGCCCAAGCTACCCGCCACATACCGGGTGGGGTGGAAACCAAGGAGGGCTCCAATGGCTGAGCACGCGCCGACGCCGTGGATCTGCGATAGCGAAGGCATTCTCCCGACCGATCGGGATGACGTTGCAGTCATCGCCCGCGTCCCCAACCATCCGGAGAACTCCAAGAATTGGGAAGCAAACGCCGCCTTTATCGTCGAGGCAGTCAACAGCTACGACGCCATGAAGGCCGAGATCGCTCTATTGCGCAGTCAGGTCGAGATAGCGCGCACAGCATTGGGACCGTTCGCTTCTATCGACGTTGGCATCGACGGCGCCGATCAAGACGAGTGGTTCAGACACGACGGCGATGTTCTGACCGTTGGCGACTTCCGCCGGGCGCGCAAGTTCTGCGCGTTGTCATCGACATCATGCCCCATAGATTCATCCGGGGGAAATCAATGAAGGTTTTCCACGAGCCGGAAGCGTGGTCACACGTCAAACCGAAGGCTGTTGTTGAAGGCAGTGCGGCGCAGGCCGAGAACGTGCTGACGATGGCGCTGCACGATATCGCTCAGATGGCTGCAGAGATCTCCGCCATTCGATCCGACCGAGATCGCATCGCTCGCAACCGCGATATGTGGATGGGACAGGTTGACCGGCAAGCGCACGAACTGGGCCGGCAGCGTGATGCCATTTCGCTGCTACACCGCTGGGAAAATGTCGCCAAAAATGGCGGCTGGGTCGTAAGCGGATATGACCTGGCGAAACACCACCTCACGCGCGAGACGGCCGAATTCCTAAATGAGCCCGTCTTAACCGCAGTTGCTCCGCAGGAGCGACTATGACTTTTTCTGCCGCTTCAGCCGGTATTGCAGTTCACGCTCAACGGCGCAGCGCACAAATTGTGTCCGGTCTTCGCCCTCTTCCAAAACCTCGTCGATTGCCTCGAACGTTCCTTCGGGGAATCTGGCCTGCATATCCTCATGCCAAAGTTTTTTTCTTCCCATGTCGATTATTTCTCATATGAGGTATTGACGATAAGTCATATGCGATATATAACTCATATCAGAAATCAACGCAAGGGGTTCGCAAATGACCAACGAGCAAGCCACGACCGTAAATCTCGCCCTTGGCCGCATATTCCGCATGGCCTCGCGCCCGGAACAGGATGGCGATATTGCGGACTACGAGCGCTGCCGGTCGCTAATTCTCAATCTGCTCGATCCGGAGATGAGCATACACCGTGCGGTGATGGCGAAGCAGCACGACGCCGGCCGCGACAGATGGAAGGGCGCGCAGGGTCAATGATGATTCAGCGCTACTGCGCGATATTTCACGATGAGAGGCACCATGACTGATCTGATCTGGATCGGAAACACCCTCTACCCACGATGGATTGTGTTCGCTATCCCGATCGTGGTCGTAGTCGCCATCTATGTGTTTGCCGCGATAGTTTCACAGGAGCGATCTGATGGCTAGTCTGTGGAAACGTGCGACGCCATCGCAGTATCGGACCTTGCGCATAGTGGCGGGCGCGGTCGAGAATGCGGCTCATGCTCATGGCTGCGATCTGCCACACAATTTCGCCCGCAGTGTTGCTAAGCGGGCCACAGGGACACTGACGGCCCAATGGCCCGACGTGTTGGCGGCGAAGAGAGATCGCCGTCAGAAGCTCGTGGCTGAAAACCTGCTCTATTCGCCACGAGCCCGCAACGCCCAGACTAGCGAGCGTTCGGATGGGGGCCGTCAAACTTTCAAGCGACGGTCCCCGCTCCGTCGTCTCTGGGCCGACATTGCCAGAGAACTCTGGCACGTCAAACGCTCGGATCGGGCTGGGAAATATGAGGCCTATATCCATGTGCTGCGCTTGATCGACAAGGCCGCGCGAAAGGAAGAAGCCGCCATGTCGGCCTTCATCTCGCAGGGGGATACGTAACCGGTCTGTCAGTCAAAAAAGAATGCGTCTTAGACTTTTCCCGGACTAGGAATTTTTGTTGACTTGGAGAAACCTCTAGCTGTGAGCACGCCGTCACCCGAAACACTCGAACGCGAGAAGGATAAGCTCTGGCTAACAGATGCCGAGCTGATCCGACGCATGGGCGTGCCGGAAAAGCAAGCTAGAGAGGTCATCCGCATGCTTGACGCAAAGCCTTCGGGCTTCCCGAAGAAACAGAAATTGTGGGGAGATCGGCGCTACTGGCCGGCGGTCAAAGACTACTTCGATCAGAAGTATGGCATGATCGTGCAGGCCGCAGGAGGCCGCCGATGAAAGAGCCGCCGAAGATCGACAACGCGCCTGGCCTACGCTGGCGCACGATCGGCCAGAACTGGGAGGCCCGATGGCAGGCCCGTACCGACTTGATCAACAAGGGCTTCCCGACCAAGAGCCAGCGGGTATGGCTTGGCAAAGAGCCGACCGAGCTCGAAATCGTCGAGATCCAGGACGGCTGTCGGCGCCTTCAGGATGAAATGCTGCTTTTTAGCCGCGGCGGACTCCCGACCGGTGGGCATACCTACGTTTACGACGGCACCTACAAATCCCTGATCAACTGCTATCAGACTGATCCGGACTCCACCTATCACAAGAAACGCTACCATGTGCGGTCGAACCACGACACGCTGCTGCGCCGCATGGTCATCCGCCATGGGTCCGATGAGGTGAAGGACACCAAGGCCCGCACCCTGCTCGCCTGGCATGAGGAATGGAGCAACGGCGGCACGATGCTAGCGACCGCTCAGGCAATCAGAGGACAGCTCCGGGTGCTGTTCACATTCGGCGCGACGATCCTCGAGGATCCGGAATGCGAGCGTCTATGCGGCGTCATGAGCAAGATGCGCTTCGAGAACCCGTCGCCGCGGAAGAACTTCGTCTCGGCCGCCCAGGCCGATGCCGTCCGGGCCAAGGCCCATAAATGGGGCCTGCACTCGATCGCCTTTGCTCAATCTCTCCAGTACGAGGGAACTCTTCGTCAGCGCGATGTAATTGGCGAGCTAGTCCCGATCAGCGAGCCCGGCACGTCGGACGTGATCTGGAAGGGCAAGAAATGGCTCCGCGGCCTCCGTTGGTCCGAGCTCGACCAAACCTTCAAGCTGGTGCATGTCACCAGCAAAAAGGGGAAAACCATCGAAATTGACCTGATGCTGGCGCCCATGGTTTTGGCCGAATTGGCCTTCATGGCCGGCGTGCAGGTTTCCGAGCTCCGCCGAGACATGTTTCCCGCGGCCGGTCCCATGGTCACCCGGGAACAGGATGCCATGCCCTGGCCGGCCTCCGACTTCCGCAAAAAGTGGCGCCAGCTCGCCAACGCCTGCGGGATCCCCCGGAATGTCTGGAACATGGATAGCCGCTCAGGAGCCATTACGGAGGCTACCGATGCTGGAGCCGAGCTCGAGGACGTCAGGCACGCCGCAACCCACAGCGACATCTCGATGACCCAGAGGTATTCCCGTGGGGCGGCCGAGAAGGTTGCCAAGGTGATGCGGCTGCGGGTCGAGCACCGGAACAAATCGAAAACCGAATGAAGTGAGAACCTACTAGCTGACGGATGACTGACGGTCTTTTTAAGTTATTCTTTTAATTGGACTTTTCAGACAAGCCATTCCTTGACCATCTGCGGAGTGGCCTTGATCTGTCTAAAGTCCGTCAGTCATCCGAACCTATCAAAGCGGCGCCTAGCCGCGGACGGAGAACAGACAGTGACGACCACCGACCAAGCCAAATCCGAGCTCCATGGGCTTCGGATCCGCGCCGCCCAAGACAAGGCAATCACCTGGCGAGCCACGGATGCTATCGGCGCCCTGACGGTCCTATCGGAGCCGGAAGGGCGGCCAGGCCACCACGAGGCTCAGCGCTCCATTCTGCGCCGCACCCTGAGTGAGCTCGACGAGGCTGTCGCAGCGAAGGGAGCCTAACATGCGAATTGTTGGCGGGTTGGATGACCGCAAGCCGGACCATTGGAAAAACCAGTTCCAAGAATGCCCGAAAGTCTATGTCAACGGGATCGAGATGGACGGCGTCTGCGAGGCCGACGACACGGCTGGATTTGTCGTTGTTGTCGAGAAGGACACGGACGGCAAGCTGAAACTAACTCCAGACGGACAGAGCATTGCCACCACCAAGATTAGCGGTCGGATCGATATCCTCGGCCCCCGCCTTCCGATGGCCGTGAACGCAGGGAGCGCCCGATGAGCGAGTGGCAGGACATCAGCACGGCGCCGAAAGACACCACCATCATGATTTACGGCCCCCAGGTCGGAAAATCAAAAAGCGACTTGTGCGGGTGGGACGGCAGTATCGTCTCGTCGGGCTATTGGGACGGCATCGATCAATCGTGGTGCGTCACCGGATCAACATGGCGCGGGCCATTCATGAATCCGACCCACTGGATGCCTCTACCCGCCCCTCCGATGAAGGAAACGCGATGATGGAAGAGCCTCGCACCTACACAACCATGGCCGACAAGAGCATTGGGAAATGCGCCTCCGGTCATTGGCTTCCGCTCAAAGGAAATTGCGACCTGTGCGGTGCGGGCCCCGAGGATAAATGCCGTTTCGTGCCGCCACCCGCCATTCAGACCACGAAAGAGGCGACATGAGTATGGACTCTGAAATTGTTGTCGTCCCCGTCACGTCAAGCGCTCCACGAGACTGGAAGCTCGTCCTGACCGTATCGGCCTGCTCGTATGAGGCATTACGTAATGCCATCGAGAGCTGGCAAATCCAGATTGCTGAGATCAAGAGCTTTGAGGACCTCTGGACGGCTAATATGGCCTTCTCAGGTGGACAGCACTGGAACTATTCGACCGAATGCACAAGCCCGATACAAGATCGCATTAAAGCCCTACGCGAAGAAGCCGATCGGTTGGAGGGCGAACTGAAGTCGCCCTCGTCGGCTCATACGCCGACCACGGGAGCGAAGTGATGGCCGATATCATCAAGCAGGTTTTCTCGGTAGCCGAAGCCAAGCGGCAAGCGAAGCTGTTCCAGGCGGCCACCAAGGTCATGGCAGAGCACTGCGACAAGCGGATCGCGACTGCGACAAAGGCGATCAATCGCGAGGAAAAGTACCTTTACAAGCTGCTGAGGTCCAAATCGGCCGGTGGCGTCATGGCCGGCGACATTGAAGGGGCCTTCCATCGCCTTCGCTCTGCGCTTGAACCACCGCGTTCCTGAAGAAGTAACAGGCCCTAGCCTGTTAGATGCGGATGGAAAAACAGACTGAGGACTTACGAAGCAGCTGCGTCATGAGGAAGAACCGTCCGGGGTTTCGTTGGGAATACCGGACGGGATGTCAGTGCAAATGGTGCCCCTGGAAGGGAAACTGCCGCGGCGAAGACTGGCCGCATTGGATCGAGGTTAGAGAGATCGAAATGAACAAGATCATTGAAGCTGCAAGGCAGGCAGTCGAGGTCGCGAAGTGCGACCACAAGCATATGATTTCGCAGCCGCCGCTGACCGAGAAATCGAAGATGGATCGATTTTACTGTCCGGACTGCAAGGCGACGCTATATAGCCCCCGCGCAGTCCCGAATGGGGAGGCGCGCGATGCTTAGATACCTCACATGGTTATTTTGCCGGGCACAACCGTGCAGCTATCCACGGTGCGTGAAGTTCGGGCCGTGCCTGCATTGCGACAAGCGATCCTGACCGAGGATGGGCGCCATGAATCATCCGGATAGAAATCAGGGCCGCCGTTCGCGACGCTTCAATTCCCGCTCAACAGCCTCCCGAACGAATGCCGTTCGCTCCTCGCCTTCGGCCAGGACGGCATCAATGCGATCGAAGGTTCCTTCCTCAAATCGGGCCTGCATGTCCTCAGCCCATCTTTTTTTGCGTCCCATGTCGATTATTTCTCATATGAGGTATTGACGGAAACTCATATGAGGAATATAACTCATATCAGAAACGAGATCAAGACATGTAGCGCGGCAATTCTGCCAGCGCTCTCTTCCCCGGAGGCTCCCATGCCCGTCTCTTTCTCCCGCTCCGCATCCTTCGTTAAGTCAATGAATGAGTGGCGCGGCATCTCGCGTCGCAACAGCGCGGCTGGCGCGGCAAAGGCATTTGCAAGGGCAAATATGATTGCGGTCATTCATCGCGCAGACGATAGCGCAGTCGGGTTCTTCTACGACGTGGCGAGCGACCGTGTCGCTCAGGTGACTTATCCCGAAGTCAAGTGGCTCGCCTAGGCGAGCCAAAAGGAGGGTGAAATGAGCTATGACCGATGGAAAACCAAATCCCCCGATGACGGCATATATCACCCGTCCGACGAGCCGGACCCGGAAGCGGAGCGGGCCGAGTACGAAGATAGAATGGCTCAATTGTGCATTGCCCGCGCTAACGGCAACGACCTCCCGGAAGGTGAAACCTGCGCAGTGTGCCGCAGGGTCGGTCCAGCCATCCACGACCACGGCTTGCGCCTTCGAGATGTTAGCGACGCTGAGGTTAAGGCGGCGCTCACTACCCGCAGTTCCTGAGCAGCGAATGCCGATGAGTTTGACCAAGGAAGATCGCCGCGCCTATTTCGATAGCATGACACCTCGCCAGCGGCGAGAGTATCAGCGTGAGAAGGACATGCAGGCGCTGGAAAGCCCCAGCTATAATTCTTCAGTGGTTGAACGAGCGAGAGAGCGAATGGCTAGAGTAGACAATTTCCCGCCGGAGATCCGCAAGCTTGTCCATGAGTTCGGTTTGGAGGTGGTTCAGGAGTTCTGGAATCACAACGTCAGGCGACCCAACGCCATCCGCCACCTAGTCGAGACTGTACAAGGCAAGTATGCTGACGGTCGCAACAAGTTTAGAGTGAACGCGAAGCCGAGCATGCAGCAAAATTCTCTCAATACTGAGAGGGATATCCCGCTTCCGTCTCGCTATCGTTCATAAATAGAGGCGAGTCGCATGAAACACGCACTGATATTGCTAGGAATGGGCATGACATTTTGGCTCGGCGGGTACATCACTCTGATAGTTGCTATGGCGAGGCCGCAGCTCATGTTCCCGCACATGCTTATGATGCTGTGGGCTGGCTTGGCCATCGTGTTTATGCTTGCCGCCTTCGTGGTCGGCGGGATTGATATGGCAAAGCGTTTTCGTTCTTAGCGCCATTCGTAAACAGGGGATGAATGAGGAGAGACAAAATGCAAATTCTGGAAGGGCGATACTACAAGACCCGCAGCGGGGAAACGATAGGACCAATGGTCTGGGATAGTATCAGCGAGCTTTGGCGGCGCCCAAACTTCGTGCGCAATTCAGGTGACTATTGGCACAAGGACGGGATGAGGATGGGGCACGTCGAGGATGACCTCGATCTTGTCGAACGCGTTGATGCACCACCGCGTTCCTAAGCCAGGAACGCTAAGGAGCGCCCCCGCTGACAGTTAAGCAGCTTTCTTTGGCTTGTTCTTAATCTGCTCTAGATCGTCGAAGGCCATGCTCAACGTGGTTTCAGGTTTAGGAAACGCTCGCTGTAACATTTCCTTGAACTGCTCCCAATTAGTGGCAGCCTTCATCAACGCGACAACGGCAGAAAGATGTGCTTGTAGCTCCGGAATACCATGCATGGAAGTAAGGAATCGGTGGAGTTGATGTTTCAAGCGCCCTTTCTCGTTCCTGCCGGCGTACTCATGGAGAAGCTTCTTAAGACCAGGGCCAAGGCGGTCGTAAACAATATCGTTAGTCCAAATGCCGATCACGCCAGGCCGCGCCAATGAGTTCGGGTCATAGTCCCAATTATTCAGCTCGAAGATTCTCTTGTAGTAGGTGTCCGGAAATTGCCGCTTCCATGGCTGCAATTCCTTGGTGAGCCATTGATCCAGGATCCTTTCCAGCGCGTTTCTCGCGCGGATGTATTGATACCCGGTGGCCTCATCCACCAGACCGATTATTCCGAGCCGAGCAAGTCCGCGGGTCAGAACTTCGCAGCGCTGAGCGATTCCGAGTTGCTGCTTCTGGAGAACTCCGGCTTGCCGTGCGGCCAGCACACTCTCGCAAAGCTCCACGATGATCTCGGCATCATATCCATAGGCTTTGCCGCCCGTGGTTGTGATAAAAACTATAGGAGAGTGGATTCGATCGACCAAACCACTGGAAACAAACGGATTAATCTTCTTTCGGAGCACAAAAAGCTCCAAACGATTCATGCCCGCTATCATTGAACCGCCCTTCGCGAGGCCGAGCGCCTCGGTCATGCCGGTCACGGTAAGCACCCGCGTCTCGTCCTCAAGGACGTAGCAGGGGATCGAGAGCGGTCCAATGCGGAGGGGCTTATCTTGGGATCCGCAAACCGCTTTGGGGAGGTCTATTCTGGATGGATCGGCTTTTGCCCATCTGGCCTGAGCTCCGCTTTGCGCAATCCGACTGCGCTCCTCAGCACTCAACCGGGCCGCTCTATTCTCGCCACCCTTTTTCTGTCCTGACACGCAATTCTCCATGCTTGCTGACCAAGCATATAGGATTTGATTGCTTGGTTAGCAAGCACCAGTGTTCGCTGCCCACATAATTCACACCGATTTTTTAGACCTGCTACCGTCCCTCAATGCACCTCTTCCTCCGCCCCACCGTCCTAGCCGGCGAGACAATTCCGGACGACTTCGTAGTGATCCACGAAGGCTGCACGGTCGGCCGGATCAGGCTGGCAACCGAACGCAGCCCGGCGTTCTGGACCTACGCCATCACGGTCCCGCTTCCCATGCCGACCGACAGCAGCGGCGGTGCTACGGACCTGGAAGGCGCTAAGGCTCGCTTCCGGGAGGTCTGGGAAGCGTTCTATTCGAGCCTGAGCCCGAAGAGCGTAGAGCTCTGGCACCACACCCAGGACGCGGCTATGGGCCGGCCATGGCGGAAATAGCATGATGAAACCAGACGAGCTTTTGTATGCCGCCTTCCATCCTGCTTGGGACAAGGCAACGGACCACGATTGGCGAGCCAACGTCCCAGAAAGCATCAGGCAGGAGGAGGCGTTGGATGGAGAAGGCTTTATCCACCAACTACCGCCGGTTCGGATGATCCGGCGGATTCTTGCGCCACTCGCGCCACTCTTGGATCGCGATGCCAATCGTGAGGATGGAGAGGACAATCATAAAGCCGGCGAGCCAATGAGCCCACCAAAACGAACTGCTCATTGTCTCTTCGACGCGATGGCCGCTTTCAGCTCTCGCATGTCCTCACGGTACTCTTCTCTGAAATCGCGAAAATCGTCCTTTGGCAGGAAGCGCGTTTCCGTGTGCAGCCGGTGATCGTCGATCTGCCGGCGGATACCTTCGAAGGATTCCTTGAACTGCTCGACCAGAAGATCATTGCGAGCGTCAGACTTTTGGACGTGGGAGACCATAGCTGTCCTCGTTTCATCACGCAGTGCGGAGATTTTGGTGTCGTAGTCTTCCTTGACCGCCTGCTCTGCTTCAGCGCTTGAACGTCCCCACCTCCACGCGCCGACAATCAGTCCGCTAATCCCAGATACGAGCGAAATTCCTACTTCGATCGCCAGCTTGCCCCATTCCATTTCCGCCACATTGCCCTACCGCTTGATAATTCGGGCGACGTTCTCGAACGTGCGCTTGCCGAAGTAGAAGCCCATTACCATCCCGGCCCAGGTACTCACGTCACCTCCCAACGCATCGGTCGTGCCAAGGCCAAGAACCTTGTCCCAGATGACGCACTTGGCGAAGAAGATCAGCACGATATAGAAAGCGAGCTTTTCGGGCTCCCAAGGGTGCCCGATCTCGGCGATTTTCAATTGCGTCTGTGCCTGCGCTTCGGCGGTCTGCGCAGCGATCTCGCTGGCAGCAAGATCAGCAGCGATCTTGCTCTCGACGTTGCCGGCCTTCAGCTTGGCCTGGTAAGCATCGATCAGACCCTTGATGACCGGACCGCCGAGGAAGGAAAGAATTGCCATCCACATGGGTCAGGTCTTTCCAACCGATCGCAACCGCGCTGCGATGGTGATGGCGGAGATCCCCATCATCACGTAAGCGAGGTACTGCGGATTGTCCTTCAGCGCCTCCATAACCTGGGCCTTGAGATCAGGATCGCCCAAGGCTGATGCAATAGGATCGAGCCACTGAAAGACAGTGCCGATGCCGGTCAGAAACAAGCCCCACAGCACGGTCACCGACTTGCCGCAGATCGCCCAGACCTTGGCCCAGAAGCCATCCGCCTCAGCATAAAAGGCCTTCAGCGCCGGGATCGCGTGCAGCACCGGCCGCAGGAAGAAGTAGTACGCGCACGCCACGCCGGGAACGATCAGGATCAACCAAAGCCAAAGCATCGTCATTTCCTTCCGAAAATCGATTTGAAGAGGTCAACAAAAAAGGCTCCTAGGGAGCCTTTGGCGGGAGATGTCACTGAGGGCTTTTGAGACGCAGGAGGTGGCGGCTTGGGCGCTGGCGCGATCGTCACGCCGGTGAACTTGATGGTCGGGTCGATCTGGATCATCGCCAACAGGAGACCCGCGCAGCCAAGCTGCTGGTCAACGACGTTGGGGTCGTACACGCCGTCTCGGACGTACTTGCCGGACACGTACTGATCCGTCCCGGACCAGATGTACGGCGATGGGCGACCGCGGGAGGCGTAGCCGAGCCCGTTGTATTGCTCGAGCATGGTGAGCGTGGCACCAACCGACCAATCGTGATTGCGAGCGGCAAAGGGCGCGCAGTTGACCAGCGCGTCATAGGCCCCGTCCTCCCAGGTCTTGAACGGCCCCCTTCCCTTCGGAACATGAACCGAGACGCTGCCAAGCGGATCGCCCTGCCCGAGCTGGGTGTTCCAGTTCTGGGAGGCCTCCCGTTCGTGGGCGACCGCGATGAAGAACCATGGCACCCCGGTTTTGGCTGCAACCGCCTGATAGCGGGATTTGGCAGCGGCAAGCCGGCTTGCCACGCCGGCAAAGTTCCGGGTTGGTTTGGCTTTCGCCCAGCGCGCCGCGTTCGCCGCTTTCAGGGCGTTAAGGTCGGTCATGACTTGCTCTATTTTCGGTTGTGGTGTTAGAAATCCGACCCGGCAGGGAGGAACGAAATGCTCAAGGCAACATCTGTTCAGTTAACAGGGCTGCGGCCGGAGGATTCCAACATCCTTTATGGATGGATCGACGATGCAGAGACGGTTCGCTTCAACGCTCCATACAAGCCGGTTGATCGCGCCGGACATGACGCCTGGTTCGCAAACATCGGCAAAAATCCAAATAGATCCGTGCTCGCCATCAGGCGGATCACTGAACCGGCCATCATCGGCGTTATCCAATTAATCGACATTCATCCGATCCATCGAACAACTGAGCTGATCATCCGAATAGGCACCGACACGGATCGAGGCCGCGGTTACGGGACCGAAGCACTGAAACTGGCGATCGAGCACGCTTGGCGAGATCTCAACCTGCAACGACTTTGGCTGCGGGTGTTTCACACAAACACCCGCGCCATAGCGGCCTATAAGAAAGCCGGGCTTGAGGTTGAAGGCGTCATGCGAAGAGCTTGCTTCATCGACGGAAGTTTTGTCGATGAAGTCGTGATGGCGATACTACGGCCTTAGATAATTCGCATGATGTAATTGCAGACAATCGACGGCTGCACGTTCGGGTGGGAAGCTCCCCCTGTATTGTTCGATGTCACTGCGGCGCTACCAGCACCGATCGTACCGGTTGATGCCACAGTGCTCAGCGCACCGCCGGAGCCAGGATCAGCTGCCGTTACCTGCGATCCGCCGGCCGTTGCGGAACCCTGATTAGGCCCGTTCACTACCTTTTGGCTTGTCGTAACGCTGAGGGCGATCGACGACGGATTTACCGATGTGATTGAAGGTATTTGCGTGGCGTTGAGAGTGATGCTTTCCGCGCCTCCGGTACCACCAGGCCCTGTTGAGCTGAAAACAGCGCCGCTAATGCGACCGAAACCGTTGTCATTCCCCACAGAGACACGTCCGCGCTTGTCCGGAATGCCGAAGGTAGTGCTGCCATCACCGACCCCGTAAGTCGTGCCGATGATCCCGAACAGCGCTGAATAGGTCGTTCGCGAAAGCGTCGTCGTGGCTCCATTCAAGAGTACGAACGAACTATTTGGCGCAGTGCTTCCCCAGAAATCCATCCCAGCGCCGATCGGAACGTTGTACGGATTGCCAATGAAGCCCTGCAGATACCAAGCTCCATCTGTGTTGTTGTAGGTCGCCACATAGGGCGTCCCCTGCAAGATTGTCCCGGAAGGAAGCTCGACGTTCGGCGCGCTGCGCAAGGCTTTGGCACCGAGCCCATCAACATTTAGTGTGCAGGCACCCGTGTTTTGAGTGTGGGGCGTAAAGGCGATCATCTGCCCCGACATATGCGCGAGTGTATCGAACACCTGATAGCTGGTGACCGTGTAAGCCGTTGAAGTGCCGGCGGTCACGATCGCCCCCGCGATGTCATCCCGAAACGCTGCCGTGGACGCCATCATTGCGCGAGCACTGTCGTTGACGCTCGATGGCGCCTGGCCTTCCTGCCAGTTGACCGTCGAGTCAGCGGTAGCGTTATTGGAAGCCGTGCGGCTCCAATTGAAGAACGGAAGTGCCATTCAATTATCCTCTGGAGAAGATCGGAGCTTGAGCTAAGGATGCGCGCAGCCGGGTCAGATCGGGACTGCGACGCTGGGCGTAGAAAATCTGGCCCGGCTGCGGTGGCTGGAATGCCGGCATCTGGGCTTGAGCGCTATCCATCTGTGGAGCGGCTTGGGGCATCGTCTGCGGTGCCTGCGCGAAAACCGGGGCTTGCTGCGGTGCGATGTTCAGAGGGACGCCAGGAGCCGCTACGGGACTCGCTGGCGCGGCCTGCGGCTGGGCGGCCTGTGGCGCACCGAACCAGGCTGCCTCTCGCTGGCGCCTCGCTGTGAGTCCTGGATCAACGTTCCCGCCGGCATGGTTGTACTGAAGGAAGATGCTCTGCGCCTTGTCCCAATCCCCAGCCTTGACGGCTTGTCCGAGGCCGGACTGTTGCCAACCGGGACCGGCATTATATGTTAGCGAGGTCAGCGCAGCCCGAACACCCGGAGGAAGGTTCGGATTAAAGGAATCGACGCTGGCCGCGGCCTTGGAGACCTCATCCTGGAACCGCTGCTCGTAGACCGCCTGCCGCTGATCCGGTGGAATGTTTTCATCGCCGGGCTGTGCCTTCGTTCCGTAGCCCGAGCTATATTGTTTGTAGTCCCACGACGCATCCGGGGTGTACCCCTCAGACTTCTTGATTGCGTCGAGATATTCAGGGTCAAGAGCCATGTGGTTTCTGCTTCAAGGATCAATCATGTTCGCGGTCATCGCTTCCAACATCCATTGGCAGTGGACGCCGAACACATACGCCGCCTCCATGCTGGGCTTTATCGCCGCACTACTCACGACCGTAGGATTGAGCAATCTAATCTCTTGGGCGCGCCAGAAGCGCAGGCCGTAGCGCTGCTAGCGCAACGTTCGTGGGTGGCGGCAATGCCAACGGCATCGTTTGACCGAGTGGTGAGCGGCGGCGGATAGCTTCCGCGGCTTGTTCGGCCTGCTTCACCACAGAGCGATTGTTCGCGATCTTGAAACCTCGACCGACAGCGGCCCCTGCAATTGCTCCCGGCCAGCCGCCGGCCTCATAACCGGCCGTACCGCCCGCCAACATGCCGAGGCCACCGCCCCCGCCGAGCAAGTTTGCGACCGCGCGCATGCCGTTTTGTGTCCAGGTCCCTCTGACAATCTTCTCAAGGTCGGCGCGTGTTTCCGCTGAGATGTACTTGGACTCATTGCTGGAGAGATAGTTTGTTACCTGCTGGCGGATTTTGTTCCCGACATTGGCTCCCGAATGCTCGTCAGCAGCGCGCAGTTCGGCTTTAGCCACGCGCTTGTCCAGCGCTTCACCAGCCTTGAAGGCCGCCCAATTCTTATCCGCCTCCCTAATCTGAGCCATGGTGCCGGGCGAATTCTGCTCAATCGCCTTTTCGATCTTGCCGAGCGCCACAAACGCGCCGGCCTTGTTCGCGTCAGGAGCACCAAGCAGACTTTTGACGTTCTGCCGGGCCGCGACGAGATCAGCGACATCCGCCATGCCGGGCGTCGCGGGAGCTTTGATCTCATCGACAGCGTTGTGGATACTCTGCGCCGTCGATGGCCGGATACCCTTGGCGTTCAAGGTTGTCTTGATATCCATTGCCAAGATGTCGAGCGCAGATTGCGGAATCGGTGTTGCGATATTGCGATTTGTCAGCGCGTCATATGCGTTTGACGCTTCAGACTTTACATCAGCGAGTGCCGGCGTTGCCGACTTCAGCGCCCGCGCCTCTGCCATGGCATTCGAAACCTTGGCCCCGCCGGCGCCGCCGATCAATGCACCCGCAACGCGGGCGTAAGGCTCCGCAGGCGTATCCTTGGTCAAAAGGCCAGCGGTCTCGGCTGCGATCGCAGGAACGGCAACATTCGTTGTGAACCGCGCCAATAGGCCCTCTGGACCGGCCGCCAATAAATTTGGCGCAAATTCCGCGCCGGTCTTCGCATATCCATTGAGCGCATATCTTGGCTTGTAGTCGAGCGGAACTAGAGGGTCTGTCGCAGCCGCGCGGATATCCGCCGATGTTGGGGCATTAGCGATAAGGCCACCGCCAGGAATGAGATTCGCTGCCGCAGATGCTGCAGTCTTGACCGGAGATAGATCAACGCCAAGGCGATTACCGAGCGCGTCTAGTCCATGGCTGGCAGCACTCCGAACATCTCCCAGCCCACCAACCGTGCTGATCGCGGCGTTTTCCAGTCCAACGCCAGCGCTCTTGGCAAGGTCTTCGCCGAAAGACGGCTGATCCAGCACGAAGCCGGAAGGCAATGCCGGCGAGCTATTCGGTTGATCAAGAACAAAGCCTGGGGGAAGTTCGCTCACTGCCATTTCCCGTTGCGGAAGGTGATCTTCTGACCAGTCTGCGGGTTGGTCGCGGTCGCGCCTTCCTGAATACTGGCAGCTGGCGCAGCGCTCTGTGCGCCGTTGCCCTTCACCCAATTGTCGATGCGCTCAAGAACCTTCTGACCCTCTTCCTTGATGACTGGACCAGCTTTGGCAGCCGCCATAGGACCGATCGCGGCAATTCTCTTCTCCTCGAGCGCGGCAAGCGAGCCGTGCAACAGTTCCGAGAGTTTCGCGATCTGGGTACGCTGCTGTTCCGGCGACATGTTGGGTGTTAGGTTCTGTTCCCATTGTCTGATTTCAGCGTCAGAGAGATTGGCGCCCTTGAACACCTTGGACATCTCTTCCGCGACCGCGTGGGCATTCGTGCGGAACGCTCCAGGCTGACCGCCTCCGGTCTGCTCGTTGACGAAGTTGCCAACGGCGTTTGCTACCGGGAAACGTCCATTCTTGAGGTTGTCCATCGCATCGAGCAATGAGCCGACATGCGCCAAGGTCTGGTTGGCAGCGCGGACCATCTCCGAGCTCTTGCCAGATGTGAAGTCCTTCGCGCCAGCAGCACGCGCGCCCCAGCTCGTGGCGTCAAAGGTCGGATCGACCGAATGAGCCGCGTCGATTAGAGCCAGTGTTGCTGGGTTGCGCATTGCTGCGCCACTCGGAAGCGGCTGTCGCCCTTCGATCATCGCCTTGACCATCGGGGCGATCTGCTTGGGTAGATACTCGTAGAGTGCTTCACCCTGCACGCCAGCAGCCTTCGCACGCTCCATGTCAGCCAGCGGAGACGACGAGCCCTCCGGAGATCCCTGAGCATTGATCGGCTTGCCGTTGACGGTCTGATCGCGCTCGTTGATGAAGCCGTATTTCTTGCCGGCGAACGGATCTTCGCTGACGACGCCGTACTTTTCCTTGTTCGTGAACAGTTCTGGAATGATCGTCTTGGCTGCTTCCGGGTTCATTACGGCAACCATTGCCTTGGAGGCTGCCGCCTGCGGGCTTTCACCATTCGCCAACAGAGCCTGACGGAAGGCGCTATATTGAGCCGTCAAATTCTGCTGCTGCGGCGTGCTGCTCTGGAACAGCGAGCCGATCAGGCTGCCCCCGTTCTGCAAGCGATCAAGATAACCGCCGCCCCCGAAAGCGGGAGGAAGCGGCTCTTGAGGTGCTGACTGCGGCGGCTGCATGGGCTGCTGAGCGGCTTGCGGAAGCTGCCCTTGCGTCGGCTGCGCATTCGGGGGGAGTGCTGCCTGCTGCGGCTGAAACTGCCCTGCATCTCCAATCCGTGGCATCTGATAGCCACCGACCGCGATAGGAGCGGCCTGGTTCGGCGCGTAGGTCGAAGGATCGAACGTCGCGGCGTCGAACTGGCGTCCGGATGGATTGACGGGCTGCGGAGCGCCGGGAAGAGCATTGAACCGATCAGCAAAGCTTGCGGGCGGCGCGGCTGCAGGAAAGCCCGCACTCGGCTGATAGTCGCTCTGCTGCATCTGCGACGAGCGCAGGAAGTCGAGCAAACCGCCGCCCTGGCCGCCGTAATTTCCGGAGTTGAAAAGCAGCGAATCCAAAAGTCCCATTTATCCTGCCCTCAACCAAAAAGTTTCGGAAAGGCCCGGCCGGTACCGAAATTGCCCAACAGGCTCCCGATGCCGCCGGCAATCGTTCCGAACTGCTGGGCGCCGCTCATGGTCTGAGATCCTTGAGACTGGCCCGACGACTGCGAGCCAAGACCGGCGATCGGAATACCAATATTCGCGAGAAGGCCGAGATTCTGAAGCGGGATGCCGTAGCGCTGCGCTTCCGCAGCAAGCGTCGCGTTCGCACCAGCGTTCGAGAGATCGAGGCCACCGCTGGCCGCGTTCATGCCCTGCCCCTGGTTCGTCAGGTATTGCTGCTGGAGGCCCGAGAGAATGCCCGCATTGGTGTTGCCGGCGTTGTAGAGATTACCGGCCGCGCCCTGCTGGTTCTGGACGTTCTGATTGTACTGAGCCGCGATCGTCGGTGCCAAGCCCTGCGAGAGGCCCCGAGCTAGCGTCTGAGTATTCATGCCGCTGAAATCGCGTCCGGCCGCCGCAAACGAGCCATTGACGTTATTCGTGATGTCGGACGTTGCCGTGTTGATCGCGTCCCTGAACCCGGGCGTGTCATACGGGTTATAGTTCGTGTTGCTCGCCAGCGGCCGCGTCGCGTTGGCATAATCCAGATAGTTCTGGTTGACCGCGCCAGCCTGGTTGAGCGCGCCACCCCCATTGTAGAGCGATTGGGCGTAATTCGATTGCTGAGGAGCGAACAGCCCGGATGCCGCATTCGAGTTGTTCTCAACCGTGTTGAGTGCCCCACTCTGCGCACCGTTCAATCCCGTGGTGTTGCTCGCCGAACCAAGCTGGTTGATGATGTTGCCGAGTAACCCCTGCGTTGGCGCCCAAGGCGCAGTCGTAGAGCTCTGCGTCTGCTGGCTCGTAGATGTCCCGCCCATCAGCTCAAGTCCTTTTCAAGCACAACGTGTTGAACGCGATAGCCATCGAGCACGCGCTCCCAGCCCTTTCGGCCAAAGATTCGCATGACAAGGGCACCTTCCGCTTTTGCGTAGTTTTCAATCTTTTCGAACAGAGGAAGCCAGCGCTCCCTTTGATGACCAGAGCATGCGGTGAGCGTGCAGACATCCCGGCTCAGATGCGTCGTCGCCGCCGCCTCAATACGCCCAGACCATGCCAGCCAAAGAAGCTGCTCGCCGGCCAACACTTGCTTTTCGATTTCCTCGAAATCGCTCAAGTTCGTCGCGTCGATCGCAGCTTTGATCAGTCCGGAGGCATAAGGCCAGAATTCAGCGATCCTCGCCGGATCGACGCAGATCAACCCAGGATCGCCCAAAGGAACGTCCTTCCGGTTGTTGCGCTGTTTGTGTGCGTGATCGTGAACGTGTTGAGCCCGACAGACGAGATGAACCAAGCCCCAGCTCCGAACTCGGTTGCCGCGTTCGCGGTCGTGGGGATCAGTATCGGCACAGAACCGGGAGCACAGAGGCCGGTCAACGTCGTCACAACGGTTGTTGCCGATCCCGTCGCTAGCGTCACGGTCCCAACCGCATTTGACCGCCCGGCGCCCAACTGCTGAATGCAAAGATTAATCTTCTGCTGATCGGTTTCGGTGATCGCCGGCAGAAGAACGGTCATACTGCACCGTTCGTCGTCACGTCAGGCTCGACGCCAATCGCATACGTCCAGTTCGATCCGGCCGGGATACGGTTCTTGTAGCGGATATACCGAGCGTCACGCATCATATCGCAGCGGCCGGTTCGCGTGTTCATCGCCACTTCATCCCCCAAGATCTGATTGGAGGCCTGAGTATCGCGATACGTGACAGAGCCGTAGAGCGTCGTTGCATCCGTAATCGGCTGGAACCCTCGCAACGTCACACGGCGCCCATCTGCTGCCTGCTCAGCACTCTCAAGCGTCGCTTCCAGCGGAGTCCCGGCGAAGAACCCGAGGACGTGCGTCAAAGCATTGAATTGCGCAATCTGTGGCTGAACCGCCGTCGCATAGGAATCGAGCGAGAGCGTCAAGGCATCGATAGATGACGAGATCGTATCCAGATTTTCCAGCGTCAGGCCGCTTTGCGAGATACCGACAAGAAACTCTCCGGTGACCGAGATCGTGAACCACCGATCAAGCACATAATCGTATCCCAACATTTTGTCGTAGTTCGCCGGGTTGACGCCGTTGACTGAGCGATAAGCCCAATAAACCTTTGTGGAGCGCGGATCGGCGGCGCCGATGAACAGTTCAAGATGCCCCTTGTCGAAGTCGGCAATGAACGTCCGATCAACTTTCTCTCGGCCGATCTGCTCAGGGACGCCACCAGGCTCGATCTTATGAAAGCCCTGACCGGCATAGAAGAAAATCTTCTCGCCAGCCCTGACGATCGAGTATGGCGCAAACAAACCCTTGTCCTGCGTCATTCGATCGATCTGGAAGATCAGCGGCGATCCGGGGATATAAGACATGCGCCGGATAGCCTGATCCTGGAAGATAATGCCGTACTCACCACCCGCCACGCCGCGAACAATGCCGCCATCAGGGAAGTCCTGAAAGTCTGAGCTGCTGACGCCGCTGGTCCAAGTCGTCGTCGCATTAAGGCCTGACCATTGGATCCGGTACGGCTGCGAGAGCAGCCCAGACAGAACAAGAAATCGCCCGACGACGCTGACATAGGCCGCCTGCGGAGGAGAGCCGGCGCAGTCCGCGAATGCGCTTGCCGATGAAAGGTCAAATACCTGCAAGGGTGCATTGGCTTGAGTTGCGAAGACCAGATTTCCGAACTGCGCAAATTGCCATTGAGCATTCGCCGACAATCCAGAGTATGAACCCGCAGCCTTTGAAACGTCAGTCCAGCCGAAATTCGTGTTGTTCAGTTGATAGAGTTTGGTTGCAGTGCCAGCAAAAGTGATGACTGATCCGTCAGATTTCAGGGCATAGAAGGCGCCGCGACACGTTGCCGGCAGACCCTGGCTGTACGCCGCGAATGACGGGAACGGACCATAGCCATCTCCGCGCGGCAACACGTTCTGGATGGCATGAACGCTCGTCCCCTCGTAGTCGCTGGTATCGGGCCGATAATCACCCCACTTGAGAAGCGCCATCAGAAGCTATCATCATCGTTGGGGGTCCAAGGATTCGTCGGAGCGGTCACTGGCGTCCAAATGCTTGAGGGATTGGCGATGTTCGTCCAGCTCGAGGAAGGCGGCGTCACAGGCTCAAAGATGTCCGTGTCGAATGCGTCATCATCGAATGCATTGCCGTCGAATGTGCCATACCGTGCCATCAGTAGAACGCCGCGTTCCAGGTTGCCGCGTCCTTGATCACAAAGGCTGAACTCAAGCCTGTGATGTAGGCTGCTGCACCGGGAGGAGCGCCGGGCGGCAGTTTCCACCAGACTTGCGACCCGTTTTGAATACCGATCGCGCAGAAGATGTGCTGATGCCACGCCAGCATGTCTCCGGGAGAGCCGAGCATGCTGTCATAGTACGAGGTCGCGTCGAACGGGCCGGATTGGATCTCTGCCGCCGATCCGCCGAGCGCGAGCGGATCATAGCTGAACGAGCCGGATGCGATGGCTCCGACTGCGCTATCCGCTGAGAGCAAATTACCAGAGGTGTCCTTGAACCGAACCCGGTTCCAGACATCGTGAAGCGCCCAATTCCCGCCGATCTTCACTTCAAGCGTCTGATGACCGTCTGCAAAATTGTTCGGCGTGCTGACCGTCAAGAACTGTACGACGCGCGAAACCGCCCCAGCGGGATCGAGAAGCGCCTGTTTCGTCCATGCGCACAGCGGGCCGCAAAGCAAACGAAGCTTTGAATTGCGGGCCTGCGTCGAGAGTTGCGAGACAGTGAGAGCGTCATCGCTGGTACCGCATGCTGACAGCCACCCCGCCGCCGAGATCAACACGGTCGGATCGCCTGAAGGATCAGGCACGATCATGTGCGTGGTGTTGGCGAACGGCTGCGCGGGCGTCGAATAGTGCGTGAGGACGTGAAGACCAGGCTGCGTGAGATCATAGACGCTGGAATTGTACTGATAGTACCCGGGCGAGAATACCAACTGAGGCGCCCACGTGATCGTTGGTGTCGCCGAAACAGGCGATAGGATGGTGCGCGCGTCCCTGTTGTAACGGGCAACGATCTGCGAATCTGTCATTACGCGATCCGGTAGACAGTGATGTTGCAGTCCTTGCTGTCGCCGGACCCGTTGAACTGAATATTCCCACTGCCGTTGGTGAAGTTTCGGACAGACATTTTAATAGAGCCAGCCGGGTTCGTGATGATGGCCGCAAGGGTCATTGAAATCGTCTGATTTACTGCAGACGACGCTGCAAGGCCTGACGCGATGACCGTTGTGCCGTCCCAGAGCCGGAAGCCATAATTGTTGGCCGCATTCGAATTGAATGCCGCGCAAGTCGCGACCACAAAGAATGTGCCAGTGGCCGCGCCCTGAGATGAAACTGGCCCATCGAAGTAGGAAGTCGTGTTTGTTATGCTAACGTTGGCGCCTAGTGCATTCGAGACGGCGCCGACCGAAACACCTGTAATCGACGTGGCGCTCGTAAAGAATGCCAATTGACCAGAGGTCGGAGAGCCGCTGGTACTGACGTTGCCGCCACCGGGCGGCGTCTGCCACGTCATATCTCCGCGCAGGAACGTCGAACTGCTGGCGCCAGTTCCGCCGTTGAAGTTGTTGACCTGCATATTCCCGGAAATGTTGGCAGCCGGGAAGCCAGTGCAATTGGTCAGTGTGCCCGAGGAAGGCGTGCCGAGCGCCGGAGTAGTCGAACCACTCAACGTACCGCCAGACCAAACACCAATTCCTGATGCAGCCGGCGTGATGGCCGTGCTGGCGTTGACTGTAAGTGTGGCGCCGCTGGAGAGGGTTAAAGTCCCCGTTCCGGTCGTAATCGCATTGCCGTTGATCGATGTAGCGGTTGCTGCTCCAAGGACGGGTGCCACAAACGTTTTGTTACTGAGGGTTTGGGTTCCAGCTATGACGCAGACCGTGTCCGTCGTCGCCGGGAGCGTTAGCGTTCCGCTTGCAACTGAGCTCGGGCGAAGAAGTGTGCTTCCGGAAGTCGCGCCATTCAGCGTTATTCCCGTACCACCAATGACCGGCGAATTGGCGAGTACGACGCTGCCGCTTCCGGTCGTCGCCGTGAACGCGGGAACACCCGTCGTGAAGATCGGAACGCCGGACTGGGCGCTGATATTCGCGCCGAAACCTCCGCGAGCCGCGGAGAGCGTTCCCGACCAAGAGAACGTCAGGTTCTGCGCGGAGATCGAGCCGGTAACGTTCGTGTCGTTGGTGACGGCCTGGACGACGTTTGAATTCAACCGCGCCGCAGCGAGCGTTCCGGCCCAACTAAACGTCAGGGTCTGCCCCGCGATCGATCCCGTGATGTTGGTGTCGTTAACGACAGCCTGAACCACGTTGCCGTTAAGCTGCCCAGGGTCGGCGGTCCCACTTACCGTAAGGTCCGCATTCCACTGCGGGCCATAAATCCGCGCTGGGTCAGAACCCTGCGGCTTTGGTGAGACGAAGACGTGGTTTGCCTTCAGCGTCACGGGGTCACTCCCGTCACGCGCATACTCATTGGCCCAGCGTTGAAGGTCGAAGTCAGGCCAAGATTATTGAGGCCATCAAGCGCGGTCTTGAAGCCGAGGCCCCAGGTTTGGAGCCGGTCGTCCTGCTGGATGTATGGTGCTGACTCCAGAAGCACGCCGTAAAGGTAGAGATCGGGCGCGAGATCGAGCAACCAGTTCGCTGAATTGGTCGCGAGCGCCGGGATAACCGTGCGATAGACCATCTCGATCGTGTAGGCTTGGTCAGGCGTTGGCGCCAATTCCATCTCGGAGCCGAAGATAGTGAAATACTGGGGCTGGCCGGCCGTGTTGGCGCTCCCGTATCGAAACTCATCCATCTGCGTTTGCGACATGAACGACAGGTTCGGCTTGCCTGTCACGCTCGTCAGCCTCACGCGGCGCATCGACTGAAAATCAGTCGGTAGCAGCACGAACTCGGCATCCGTCACACCAAAGCTGAGTGTGGCGGAAGACCGCTGCTCCATCTGCCTGACAAACAGTTCCCGGTTGAACTTTGCTTCCGCGAGCTGGATAAACGTCGGAATACGAGCGATCAGCGTTGCGTCCTGATCGCGCGCCAGCCACTCAACCGCCGCCGCCTGCAAGCTCGTGTAGTCCGTAATCATCAGCTACCGAACCCCATGAAGCTCTGAACCTGGGCGCTATCGGTTCGCAAGAAAGCCCATTCCGGGTCCTTCAGCTTACGATCGACCAGCGCATCCATCTCGGGGCCGAACATCTTGATCGTGGTGTTGCCGCGCTCAAGTTCCTCGTTCAGCCATCGGGTCATGATGACGTTCGGGATGGATGCGACGTGTCGTCCCCAATCGCTCTTCTGGGCGAGCGAGCGCAACAGCTTGTTGTGCTCGAGGATCGGTTCAACATCCTGAACCATCTCGACAGCGATATCTTGCCCGTTGCTGTCGAGATGAATGCGCGTGTCGAGCATCAGGACAGTTCCGTCACCGAGACCGTGCCCGTGCCAAGAGCCGCGAGTTTCTGGCCCGGCGTCACGGTGAAATAGAGCGGGATATTCGCCGGCAGAAGAGTATCTGTCGCGACGGCGGTCGGCGTCCCGTCTCCAATTCGGATGGTGATGCCGCTTGCCGTCGTCACCACCAGGATCTGGAACGTCTCAGGACCGAAGACGGTTGATGCCGCGCTGCTTCCCGCAGGCGCAACGTTCTGAGAGGCACCCTGCCTCGAGGACGGAGCCTTGATCTGAAAGACGGCCATTTAGGATCCGATCTGAACTTGCGTGATCGCGGTGGAATTGTAGGTGATGGCGAAGCCGTTATTGATCATCCACTGAAGCAACTCGAACGCTTCAAGGAAGCTCGCGTGGCCGGCCACCGTGCCGGATGCATGCAGCTTTGCGACCGCCTGTTGAATTACAGCGTTCGCTGCCACAGCAGCCGCCTGATCAGCGGCCCTGGTCTTCGAAAACTGAGACATGAACGTTTCTCCAAAAAGGCAAAGACGCCCATCTTGCGAGGGGCGCCTTTGGATTAGTTGAAAGCCCTGACGATGACGGAATAGGCCGCACCAGCCGCACCCGTGCCAGTGAAGCTGATGACGTCGCCGGCATTGACGTAGACGGCGCTGGCGCCGGCAAGTGGGAGATCGACTTCAGTGGTGGCCCAAGCCGTGGCCGCAAGGGTCATGCCCATGGCAGCAACGGTGGTGCCGTTGATCGCGACGGTCACGGTGCTCGCCTGTGCGGTTGCAGGAGCGCCAAAGACAGCGACAACAAGCCCCGCGATCGGAGCGATAGCGTATACGGCAGTCGTGCCGGCCGTGGTGCTTTCCGCCAGCACATAGTCCGAAGCCGTTTTAGTTTGAACGAGGGGCATATAAGCCTCCAAGGAAAAAGGCGCCCCGAAGGGCGCCTGAGGTTGAGGATAAGAGGCTTACGAGCTCGTGTTGTCGAACACGCCGCCCGAGGACTTCTCGTTGCGGGCAACAAGGGTGTACTCGGAAAGGATCTGGCGCTTCTGGCTGTCGCCGGTCGGCGCAACATAGACCGAGACGAACTTGCGGCCGTTCAGGTAGGCAACAGCCCACTTGGCGGTTTCGAGCACCAGCACGTCGCGGGCGCGCTGGAAGCGATCCGGCACCACCTTCAGCTTGCCGAAGTCGGATTCGTAGGCGTCAACCGACGCCGTGATCTTCTTCGAGGACGCCTCTTCCATCGGGGTCGAACGGCCCGTGAAGGTCGAGAACGCCTGCTTGTTGAACGCACCGGTCGAGATCAGGTTCGGCTTGCCGCCGTTGGTCCAGATCGAGGACAGGACGGTCTTCAGACGAACTTCGGTGAAAGCCGCCAGAGTGCCCGTGCCATCGGTACGGGTGCCGGTACCGTCCGCCGCAGCCGGGTCGGCGGGAGAAGTGCCGGCCTTGCTGGTGTTGGTCTTGATCCAGGAGAGGATCGAGGCGCAGTTACGCGGGTCGGTGGAGGCCTTCGCTTGGTTGGTGCCGAACAGCACCGTCTCCATGTCGCGCTTCAGCTCGAGGCCCTTCAGCATCTCCTGGTAGGCCATTTCATTGGCGCGGCCGGCATGCTTGACGGCGTTCTGGGTGCCAGTGACCTGCGCATACTTGGAGCTGATCTGGGCGATATTGCCCAGGCGAACGGTCGGAGTGACCGCAACCGCGGCGAAGTCGGCACCTTCCGACTGTGCGTTGGAGCCGGAAGCAGCCGCCAGAGCCTGGGTCTGCCATTCGTGGTTGACCGCCGTCGCCTTCTCAGTGTCGAGCGCCGACATCAGAGGGGTATCGGTCGGGTCGATGCGATAGATGATGTCGGAGAGGTCTTCGCGGTTGCCGATCGCCGAACCAGTGGCGAAAGCATTGGTAGGAATAGCCATCGTTTTAGTCCTTTATGATGCCCGGCGGGATGCGCGTTTGGCCATCAAGAGCTCAAAGGCGTCATTTTCGCTGCCGGAATTGCTGAGTTTGTCGGTGAGGGATTGAACAAGTGCTGCCTTGTCCGCACCTGGGGCGCGAGCAACACCGGGCCGCTGAACGGGAGGAAGATCGGCTTTGACAACAGCTTTCGGAGCGTTCTGAATGTCCCGCAGCTTCAGGGAGTCCGCGAACAGGCGCTGAATGCGATGGTCGTAGATGGAAAGCTTTTCCTTTCCATTCGCCAGCGCCGCCAGTTCGGAATCCTTGAAACCGAGATCGGGCAGCAATTCCCTCGCCACGCGCAAGGTGAGCTTTTCAGCCTTGTCCTTGTCCGTGAGTTCCGGAATGAACTCGGCCGCCTTCGCGTTCTCCGACTGGACGTGTTCCATCCAGCGGTTCTGCTCAACGGTTTCGTTCTCCTTCGCAATGCGATCCGTCTCGACCTTCGCAGCCTGCAAGCGCATCTGATGCACCTGCCATGCCTGGAAGCGGAACGGGTCTTCCGACTGCAGCTTGACCACGTCATCCATGGTCTTGATGTCGCCGAACGACTGCTGAAGGTTGCTTTCCAACTCCCGCATGAGGACGGGAAGCTGGGCTTCGTACTGCTGTCTTGCCTTTTCCGCCGCTTCGCGCTGAGCCTTTACGGCGTTGCGCTCTTCAGCGAGTTCGTTTTGACTCCGGCGAACTGCTTCACTGGCTTTCCTGTCCTGCTCGAGGAGAAATTCCTGCGTGTCAGGGTCGAGTTTGGCCCAGTGCTCGGCTCGGTCCTTCGTCCAAGACCTCGGAAGTTCGAGTGGCGGCTTTGCGGCCGGGTCGGCTTCGGGGTCTTCCGCGGTAGCCTTTTCAGGGGCGCGGTTGTCCTCATCGGACAATTCCTCTTCTGCGGTCGCGTCATCCGCGCTCTCGGCAGGAATTCCAGCTTTCTCGCGTGCCCCGACAAGGGAGGCAACAGCGCTCTCGGCCGAGTCGAAACTCGACGGCGCGTCAGCATCCAGCGCGATTACGGTTGCGGCAGGCGTAGTGTCTTCACCGGCGGTGCCGGTCTGTTCGTCACTCATGGATTGTCCTTGGGTTAAACCTGATCCCAGCGCCTAGCGCGCTCGGCCGTCTCGGCAAGCTGCCGCAACTCAGTGGTTGCCAGCATGCCGTTGTTCATGATCGAGGTGAGATGATCCCTCACCTTTCCGACGACGTTGATCGCCAGGAACAGCTTTTCCCGGCCGGATACGTCATCGATCGTGGTTAGCCTCCAGGCTTGCGTGTAAGCCTGCTCCAGCGAGGTAAACGCCTCGGCCAGCAGATCGTGCTCCAGCAATTCCTTCGCGCGGGCGCCCTTTACCGCGTCCTTCTGGAGCTTGATTTCGTCGGTCATTTCTTGGGCGCCGGCTTCTGCTTCATCTGCTCAAGTTTGGCCTGCTGCGTGGCCTGCGCGTGCTCCATCTTCGTATCGTGAGCGTGCGCGGTCGCGACCATCCCCATGACGGTCTCCGCCATGTGAGCGTGGTGCTGCTGCTGATCGTTCACCGACTTGCGCTCCATCTCGATCGCCTTCAGATGGGCGTCGATCACCTTCAGCTTGGCGTCCATTTCGGCCTTGAACTGTGCCAACTGCGCGGCGTCTGCGGCCTTCTGCTTGTCGAGCTGGGCCTTGAGCGCAAGTTCCTGCTGGTCGTTCTGGGCCTGCGCCTGGATCGCCATCACCTTGGGATCAGGCGGCGGCGGCGCCGGCGGATGCAGCGGCTGGCCGGTCTGGGGATCCTTGTCATCCGGATCGTTGAAGAACTTGTCAGGGTTCTTGTGGCCCATGATCCGGGTCAGTTCGGCCGCGGTGTTGTAGAGCTCCTTGTCGCCAACCAGATTGCTCTTGCCGCCGGCAAGAAGTTCCTTCTGGACATTCCCCAGCGCCATGGTCTGCGCGAACTGCTGGGCTTTGCCGCCGGTCCCAAGCCCAACATTGATCGTCATATCGTCGCGGGTTTTCCACTGCCGGGGATCGATCGGCACCCATTTGTTGCGCAGCCGAACCGTTTGCTGTTGCTGGCCGTGCTTGCGGATCGTGCCATGCAGAAGCGCGAAGATGTCCCGCACCCCCTCGGCCATGATGCGCGCAATCAGCTTGGTGCGCATCTGCGAGGCTGAGAAGACCTGCGCCACAGCCGTGGCAGACTGGTTCTGCAGGGCGTTGGCGTCGAGCCCCTGCGATTGCTGGCTCAACCCCGTCCGCTGCTCACGCACAGAGTCGAAATACTGAATTGCCGGGTACACGCTTGCCGTGATGTCCGGCACAACCTGCCAGTTCAGGCCGCCTGGCGTCTTGGTCCGCACCACCCCACCCGGGCGTGAGACGAGCAAGTCATCCAGCGTATTCTGGCCGGCGTTGGCTTCGGCCACCTCAACTCGCGGATTGTTATGCAGGTAGAGGTTATCGAGCGCACCGCGGATCAGCGCCGTCTTGATGCGCTGGATGTCCATGATCAAATCGGCGATCGAGCGCCCGAAGAACCGATGCGGCTGCGGAACTGGACACGTCGCAGCGAATGGAATGGCGTCAAACGGTGTGATCGCCGGCTTGCCGTCTTTCGTGAGGATATCGCCCTGCGTTCCCGCCGTGATGACCTGGTAGAGGCACGCGCGGCCGTTCCCTTCGTAGTCAAGCCTGATGTAGTGCTCGGTGACCTTGACCAGCCGGGCCGCCTTGTTGGACGATGCCGAAACCGTGTTGAAGTGCTCCCCGACAGTATCGCGGGAAAGCGTCTCGATCTCGGTATTGCCGGTGTAATCTTCCAGCGCCATCACCTGGTCTTCGTCAAAGCCCTCATCGATCAGCTGGCTTTGGGTCTTGGTGACGATCTCGTGGAAGCAGTAATTGCAGCTTTTGATATCGCGCGCGCCGCGCTCGATGCCAAATTCCTCGGGCGGAACGCCCATCACCTTGGCTTGCGCAAGCTTCTTCGTTGTGACGATGGTCACGTCATGCGTGGACGGAAGCTGCGGCATAGCTGGCGGCGCAACAACAGGAGCCGGCAGCTTAGGCGGTCTCACGGCGAGCGCCTCCGGCGGGCCAGCATACGCATTAGCAACGCTTTGCAGTTTGTCCGGTTCAGTAACGACTCCACCGCTAACGCCAGCATCAAGAGGCCTCACGATGTCATCTCACTAGCCGCTGGCCGGTTCTCGGTATGCTCGACAATCTTCATCGCCCCGCCGGACTGTTGCACTGCAAGAGTCAAGATGGCGAACTGCTCTTCGCTCAGGTCGTAGTAGGTTTCGCGCTCTTCCTGCTCGCGCTCTTCCCACCAGATCTTCACAATCCCGACTTTGCTGAGCAGCGCATCCTTGATGAAGCCGTACAGCGTCATGAACCCGGGGTTCTGCTGCATGAACACATGGTTCACGTAGTCGGTTTCCTGCAGCGCGGCCTCTTCATCCTCGGGCCCGACCGGCTCGAACCGGACAACCTCATCGGATCCCGCGAAGATGTCCATCAGCGCCGGCATCAAGCCTTCAATCGTGTCCGCGACATCGGTCGAGACAGCCTGAGAGCGCCCATCCGCGGCCGGCATGTCCTGCGACATGTCGCCGAGATAGTATTCCATCGCAGTCGCACGGTCCTGGCTGAGCTGGGCAGCAACGAGAGCGGCCAGCGCATCCGACTTCTCGGCCGCCAGCACTGATTTGAGCTCGAGCAGGTCCATCTTGGGCATCAGGCTACGCCCATGTTGGGATAGGCCAGCGAGCGGTTGAAGCCAGTGTTCACAATCCGGGAATCCAATGTCATCGCCAGGTAGCGGAACGCATCCGCAGCGTGGCTCGTCCAATCATGAACCGGACGCGGTTTCAAAGCTTGCAGCTTGTCGTCGTATTCGGCGCGATAAAGCTTGAGAGCATCAATTCCACGAACGCATCGCTTAGAATCGAACCAGCAACGAGGTAAAACAGTACGAACTGCATTGATGCCGTCCTCTACTCGGTGCATCGCTGCGACGGTGATGTTCTTCAGCCCAAGGTTTTCCAGAACTTCCAAACGGCTTTTGCCCGTTCCCAACTCTTTAGCTTGGGCGTCGTGCGGAACGATATGCCCGGCATATAGGTAGGGCTTCTGAGTAATCTCGCGGACGTAATGCCCGAGATCAACGCCTGTGGCTTCGTAGTAGTCGATGATGTGGATCTCCCGCCCCACCACCTGGGCAAACCAGATCGCCGTAGCGTCACGAATGCCGAGGTCCCAAGCAGTGTAGACCTGAGCTGTAGGCTCATACGGCACACCTGTAATCCTCTCATCCGCCTGCGCCATTAACTTGCCGTAGTAGGCGCCGATGACAGCAGCCTCAAAGCTGCATTCGAACTCTTGCGCGTATTGCTCGTCGGTCAATCCCGACTTCAGGCTCTCAAGCTCTGCCGGCGGGATGATGCCGGTCTCACTGGCTTTCAGGACCGCCCGGAACCAGCCTGGCAACTCTGTGCCGGTCTCATCGCGGTCAATCTTGTAGAACCAATCCCTGCCCTTTGGCGTCCCGATGAACGTCCCCCATCCGTTGTAGTCGGATAGGGTCGGCCGGATCACCTCAGGCCACGCCCTCGGGTCCATCTGCGCCGGCTCATCGATCGTCACGCCGTCGTTGTAGAGACCGCGCATCCGGTCGTAGTTGTCAGCCCCGTAGAGCCTGATGCGCGCGCCATTGGGGTATTCCACCCACAACTCGGACTCGCTTACCTGTATGCCCGGGATGGGCGCTGAGTAGTGCTTCAGGTAGCTCCAGGCTACGTCCTTGGCCTGCGTGTAGGTCGGAGCAACGTAGCTGTAGCGCGGCGGCGGGAAATGCCTGGCGTTGGTCAGCGCCGCCTTGATCTTGTCATTGATGCAGCCAACGGTCTTACCGAACCGGCGATGGGCTACGATCTTGGCAAATCGCTCGGTGCGATCGTGGTATGCTTCGAACTGCCCGCGCGGGGTGTACGGAATTACGATTTGGCGAGCCACTGGATCACTAGCGGCGCTGCGTCCTCGTCGCCTGATAGCGGCTGCGTCGGCTTACCCCATCCCCGATCAAGCAGGCTGTTTGCCGCCGCAACCCGCGCAGCGTGAGGCGCTTCCCGCTCATTCATGATGCCTGCGAGCACGTTCAGGGCGGTTTCCGTGTGCCCTCTCGCCAAAGAGCGGATTTCGGTAGGAGTTTTCGCCATTTGGCTATGCTGGGGTTACCGCTTCACGCCATCCAGGAGACCACGCGCTTTCGCCTTGATGCGCTTCTCCTCGGACTTGGAGATGTTGCCGGCGTTGTAGGATCGCGTTGCCCCTGAGATCGCCAAGCGCTGGTGGGTCTTGTCGTTGACCGGGAAGCTTTTGCCCGGGCCAGCGAACTGGCCCTTGGGCATGGTCCGGCGCTTGCCGGCGGAGAGCTTGCCCACGGCTCAGCTCGGGATCTTCGCGATGATCGCGCCGACAGCAGCATCGGCTTGGTCGATCAGCGGCTGATCATCCACGGGCGGCTGAGCCGGCTGATTGGCTTTCGCGATCAGTGTGTCAACTTTCTCAGAGAGCGTTGCGATATCGGCCATGAGCTTCGCATTATCTGCCATAACAAGCTCCTCAAAGGTTTCGTAGTGGCGTTGGTGGGAGTGAGACCAGAACATCAGCTTGAACTCGCATGGTCTGGAGAAGTTCGAAGCAGCGCGCTCTGCGCCGTCAGCGAAAGACCCGGGGGGTGAGCAGGGTGAGGCTGAGAACGCGCTGCTTCGGTTGGTTTAGCCAAGTGCCCGCTGAATGCCGGCGATCAGGCTTTCGATGTATGCGATCTTATTGTGAGCGTCTTCGGCGGCATCGTTAAGGCGGATGACCGCGCCGGGATCGATAGGACGCGACTTGGGGTCGCCCCCGATGCCCACGGGGATGAGCGAACCAATTTGCGATGCAACCTGAGAAAGGCTTTCGGTCACCTTTGACAGACGGTCGTTCAGATTGTCGAGACGACCGGCCGCGCTGGCGAGCGTGCGAGGAGCTTCCTGCCCCTTGAGATCGCCCAAGCCTGAGGCCTGCCCAGCATACTGCTGATAGAGCGCATTAGCCTGCGCGCCATTGACGGCGTTAGCGTATTCCATGCCGCTTCTCCTTGGGATGCTTCGATTGTGAAATTGGAATGCGCATAGAACACCATGCGCGGCTATCCCGTTTGATAGCCCGGTGGAAAGGCCAGAGACCACTTCACCGCGCGCAAGTGATGCCATGATTTGGTCCCGCGAGAATATTGTGGAGATTACGGATGTGGGAAATTGCGAAGCCGATTTCCTGGACGTGGCTTGCGGTTCTTCCGCCGACTGATGCGAACGCGATCGGGCCGATAGTATTTCGTAAAACGTGGCGGATCGGTCCTGTTGTGCGCGCCTGATGCGTGGCCCAGAACAATCCGCGCCATCTCAGCTTCTGAAACCCGCTTGGCGCTTCCATTTGGATTCGACAGCACTCGGTAGACGCCATGGATGTCAGGGATGCCAGCCCAGGCCTTCTCGCCGGTCATGAAGAACACGTAGCCACCCATGACCGGGATCTCCTTGGTGTAGTCGATGCCATCGATCTTCCAGTGCCGCGCCAACGTCGGAAGGAACGCGCCATGGCCGCCCTTCTCGATGTCCCGGCGCACGATGTGCTCCATCTTCGAAACCGTCTGTGCGACCGCCCAGTAGCTCGTCATTCCGTTGCCCCCAGCATTTTCCGAACTAATTCGACGGCGTTGCGCACGCCATGTTTCCGATAGATCGTCTCGCGATGGCACTCGACAGTGCGGGATCCAATCCCGAGTTCGAAAGCAATCTCCTTGTTCGTGCGGCCAAGCGTGATGAGGTCGCAAATGGTCTGCTGCCTGGCTGTCAGCGGCCTGCCCGTCACTGCCCAGTGCATTCCATTTCTCCAT